GTTCGTCACCGCGCTGATCGACGCACCGTCTTTGATCGCCTGCTGCTCCGCCCTCGACCAGCCCGCCTTGGTGCGCTCTTCCGGCGTCATCGCGTTGTAGACGACCATCGGGTCCTGCACGATGCCGGCCGCCTCCGCCGCGGCCACCGGGATGTGGATGCAGTCACAGTTTGATACGATCAGTCCACTTGCGACGAACCACCCCTCCGCAGAGGTGAGGTTGTACACATGGCCGCTCCACGCGACCCGGCGATTTTCGACGACGCGATCCAGCGCTACCTGGCCGGTGAGCCGCGGCAGCAGATCCTGTCCACGCTCGGCATAAGCTCGACGGCTCTGCACCGTGAACGGACCCGCAGGGGCATCCCACCGCGCCGCGAGCACGCCTTGCCCGTTGAGGACCTGACCACGGCGTACGCGGCTGGCGAGAGCGAGTATGCCCTCGGCTTGCGCTACAGCGTCAGCCGCAACGTCATCCGGCGACACCTCGTTGCCGCCGGCGTGGCCATCCGAGACATGTCCGCCGCCGGCCTGACCCGCGCTGCCAAGATGACCCCGGAAGCTCGCCGGGCACAGACCGCGGCCGCCCACGACGCTGTCCGCGGCACCAAACAGACGATGGAGCAGCTCCTCGCCCGGGCGCGCGCGAACGAGGCGCGCGGATCCTTTGACTCGCCCGGCGAGGGCCAGCTCGCGGCCTGGCTCGCCGAGCGCGGCCACCACGCCGTCCCGCAGAAGGCCATCGGCAAGTACAACGTCGACCTGGCCGTGGCCCCCATCGCCGTGGAAGTCCTCGGCGGCGGTTGGCATCTGGCGAAGCGCCACCACGCCGTCCGCACGCCACAGATCCTCGACGCGGGCTGGCATCTCGTGTTCGTGTGGAACCACGAGGGGGACAGCGCCCTCACATCTGGTGCTGCGGACTACGTGGTCGCCTTCCTGAACGAGGTAGGCCGGCAGCCACCCGCGGTCGGTCAATACCGGGTGATTGCCGGTAACGGCAAGCTGCTCGCCAGCCGCGGTCGCGATGACCGCGAGTTTCCCCTCGTACCACCGCCTCGTGGTCGCGAGGCGCCGCGGCCCTGACACCAGGGTCCCGGCTGGCACGCAGTTGGGATGCCGCTCGAAGCCGTCCGACCACTCGTAGACGCGGCCGGCCAGGATGATGCACCGGCTGCAGGAGCGACCTACGACGAGCCGCACATAGCCGTCGACGCCGCGGGCGACGAGGGCGACCTGGTCGGCCACCCGTCCCGCGTCCGCGACCTGCGTGCGCACGATCGCGTCCAAGCCTGCGGCCGCCACACGCAATGCGTCGTCGGCCACCGCTCCGTCCCGGATCGCGGTCAGCGCCGCCACCGCTGGCTGATAGAGCAGCGTCAGCAGGTCCCGGCCGTCCGACGCGAGACCGGCGAACGCCTCAGCCGCCACCACGCCCGCGGCCGCCGGCACTACCGCGTCCTGTGCTGCCATGACAGCGACGAGGTACGGATCGGCCTGCTGCGCCGCGGCGAGCTGCACCGCTGCCAGCTGGGCGGCCAGGGCGGCCGACCCCCGCGCCCACGACTCGGCAATCGCCTGCGCGTTCACCTGCGACCAGCGGCGGGCCGCCTCGGCCGCGGCCGCCGTAACCAGCACCTGCCGGGCGGCCTGATGCGTCCGCGCGACGTCAGGTGCCGGCACCGGCAGAGCTCATTTGATCGAGCCGGGCCAGCGCCTTCTCGATCGGATTCTCCGCTGCGGCCTTGGCATCCTCGGCCTTCATCCGCTTGATCTGCGCGTCCGTGTACCCCAACGACTCGCGGGTCTGCTGCAACGGCACGATCGGCTTCGGCTGCGTCGAGTACAACTTCACCGCGGCGTCCGCCCGCTGCGCCACAGTCGGCGTCGACGGATCCCGCCACATCGTCTCCAGCCGGCGGTACCGCGGATCCCAGTCGCCCTCCTGCAGCCGCTTCACCAGCCGCATCGCCTGCTCATACGCCCCGCCGAACGGCACCTGCTTACGTTCACACCGTTTGATCAGCCGCATCTCCGCCGACCGGATCGCATCCGCCGACGGCGGATTCTCCGTCGTCAACCCCACGTAGTGCGGCGGCAGCCCGGCGATCGAGGCGACCAGCCGGGCCAGCTGGTTGATCGTCGAGTGGAAGTTCGACAGGTCCGCGCCGGTGAACTCGAACTGCTTCGCCTTACCCTCGTCGTCTGGGATGGTCAGCAGCCTGCGCAGCAGCACCTGGAAGGCGGTCAGCTTGTTGCCCTCCGCGTCCTCCAGGTCCTCCGGACCGATCCCGAAGATCCCCCGCACCGGCAACGCCACGAACTCGGCCGCCACCATCATGTCCGTCGCGATCTTGTTCGCGGCCCTCGACAGCGGCAGAATCGGCGACAACTCGCTACGACCCAACGGCTCCGACAGGCGGGCCCGGTTCACCACCGGCACCACCGGCACCACACCCAGGCCGTGCTCGTCCCGGTCAACCTCGTCGTCGTCCTCATACCAGACCGTCACGTCGGGCAGGTACAGCGTCGCGTACCGCCTCCCGCCCGGCACCGTCAGCGGCTGCGGCCCCGACGACGTGATCACATTCACCGGTGCCGGCGTGGCCTGCGGATCCGTCCACCGCCGAAGCGCCGCACGCACCCGGCGGGTCCGCGGGTCGATGTCGGCGTACATCTCCAGCGGACTCTCGAACGAGATCAGCGGCGTGTCCGGGTCGGCCGGCTCGTCCGACGCCGCCGCCCCACCCATCGCTGCGCGGCGTTCGTAGTCCTCGTCGGACGTGCCCACGCAGATGAAGCTGCGCCGCATCACCAACGCGTCGACCCGACCCAGCTGCGACCCCTCATCGGCGTTGTTGTGCTGCCACACCCGCCACAGGTCGTCGTCCGCCTCGGTCTGATCCGGCAGCCGGAACCCCTCCACGTCGAGGCGCTCCTCAACCGAGTCGACCACCAACTGCGGCCACGCGATGACCACCTGCTGCAGCCGGTCGCCTATCTCCCGCCGGATCTCCGGATGCATGTACAGCAGCATCGACCGCAGCTCGTACTCGTCGTTGAGCTCGGCCAGCGCCGGCCGTTCCCCGTCGTGCAGTCGCGCGAGCCGGTAGCGCCACTCGTCGGGAGTCTCAGGCAGCGCCACGAGCAGCCTCCCTCACGAGATCGCGATCAGCTTGGGGCGGGTCTTCTTCGGCCACAGCTTGGCCGCGGTGACATCGCCGGCGGCCTCGTGCGCCAGCACGCTCGTCACGCAAGCGTCGATCTTCTGGGCCTGGGACGCCTTCGTCAGCACATACCGGTTAGCCGGCCGGGCCGCCTTCCGCGCATTCGCAACATGCACCCGCGTGTACGGGCACCCGTCGTGCGTGAACCCCGAGTCGGCCTTAGTCACATCGGTCAGTTGCCGCTCCACCGCGGCGTGCATCTGCACCGGCCGGTACGTCTCAAACCGGACGACCCGCTTCTCGCCGTACTTCTCCGCCCACTTGTCGATCTCCGATTCCCAGCCGGGCGGATCCGCATACAGGCGCACCACCTTGAAGGTGGCGAACACCTCGTCGACGGCCGCCTCGACCTCCAGCCGCGGCACCTGCCCGCCCCACTCGGCCGGATCCCAGATGCAGGGCCGCGCGTCGGGGCCGTAGGTCGGGGTGAACTGGTAGCCGTCCTGCGTCTCGCACCGGATCGCCGTCCAGTCGTCCACATCGGACCCGTCGAACCCGGCCACCACGGCCGTCTTCGCCTGCACCTCGCGCGGCTTGGCGCGCGCGTCCCACCGGTCCACGTCCAACCATGTGCCGACGCCGGCCACCGGACGGTTACCGAAGAACCGCTCCGCCTGCGCCGGATCCCTCTCCAGCAGCTCCGCCGCCTCAGCCTCGATCGCGTCCAGGTCCACCCACCAGGAACCGGCGTACACATGCCGGTGAATCTGCCTGCGCTCGGCCCGGTTCCGGTACGACAGATGCCCGGGCGGCGGACGGTGGAACCGGAAGATGTCCCGCGCCGCCGCGTTCATCGTCAACTGCGCCTGCGAGTCCTCGTTCGGATCCCACGCGTTCGACAACTCGGCCGACCGGCCACCCATGCCCGCCACACCGCGCCGTTGCGTGTCCGCAACCTTGATCATCCCGTTCGTCTTCGTGTACAGCCCCGACTCGTCCTGCAGCACGAAGGTGATCGGGTTACCCAGCCGCGACTGCGCGTTCGAGGTGACCACGTCGATGCGGCCGTCGTTCGGTAGGTAAATGAACTCCGTCCCTGTCCGGGCCCGCGGCGCCAGGCGCGGTGCCTTCATCATCGCCGACAGCGGCCGGAACACGTTGTCGGTCTGGTCCTCCGACGTGGCGGTCAGCTGGATCAGCGGCGTCGGCCACGGCATGCCCATCGGCTCGCCCGGCTCGTACTCGTACCACCACCCGCAGCCGCAGCCGAAGTCGGCGCAGACGAACGCCTCACCACCACCCGCCCACCCAGCGAACAGGCAGGGGCCGAGCGCCTCAAGGCAGATCGTCGTGGCCGCCCAGGGACCCTTCCCCGACTTCTGCGGACCAACCACAATGGAACGCCGGTAGTGAAACGCCGGCGCCAGCACCGGATTCTCCGGCCGCCACACCGCATCCGGCCGCACCCGATAGTGGTTGACCGTGCACCACAACTGCCAGTCCGCCATCTCGTACGGCGAGCCCTTGCGGAACCCGTCCGGCACGATGCAGTGCTGATAGATCCAGTCCGCCCCGAGGTACCCGAGCGTCGGGAAGTCGACCTGGAAGTCAGCCTCCGGCGTCTTCGCCACGGACCACCGTCAACCGGCCACGCGACGTCGGGCCCGCCGGACCCCGTCGCGGTGTCTCGCCTTCGGACGCAGCCGCCGGGGCGGATCCGGGCGCCGCGAGATGCCAACGCAGCCGCAGCATTCCCGGCAACGTGATCCCGAGCGCGTCCGCCAGCTGCCGCACCAGCGTCCCAAGGTTCACCGGCGCGTCCGGCGCCTCCACCTGCGCCAGACGGCGCGCGTACAGGGCCACCTCGTCGACCTGGCCCTGCTTCTCCCACATCACAGCCTGCGGCTTCGCCCACAGACGCCGCCACCACCACAACTCCCGCTCCGACGCTTCGGTCAGCGGCCACTCCGGCGCCGGCCCGGCCCTACCCTCAGCCGGCAGGACCGTCCAGTCGCCCGCATCCCGCTCCCGCGCGAGCGCCTTCGGATCCGGAGCCGGGCCCGAGGCGGCGTGACCACCCTTCATGACAATCTCCTCCGCCGCCGCTGGCGACATCGGCCCGCGGCCGTCACTGCTAGTGACCGGCCG